GGCGTTCCGGTGACAGATGGATCGGGGCAGAAGGCACGACAGTAGTCATAGGTGCGTTCTTGGAGAAAAACGCGCTGTGAGGCGACGGTGACGTTGAAGCTGATCGTCTCGCGCCAGCGTTCCGGCTTCGCCATGCTGTTGCCATTGAGCACCCCTGTCACGTACTTCTGAAGGCCAAGCCCTCGGACTTCGGACGCAAGGCGATTTTCGGCCATCATCACAAAGCGCGGAATCTGAGTGATGAACGGGTCATCACTCCGCTCTGCGTAGGTCTGAACGTCGGTGAGGAGCGAGGCGTAGGTAAGTGACTCAGCCATCAGTGTGCTCCTGGTTCAATCTCGGTATCTGGGCGCGGGTGTCGAACACTGATGTCTTCTGCACGACGCGCAGGGAGCCTCCATGGATCAAGCAAGTCAACACACTCGCTACAGTAGAAGTTCATGTTGTTCGGATCTTTCTTCAAGTCTCCCGCGTACATCTTTTTCTGGCAGCGATAGCAGACAGCCACGGCCATCGTGCCGCCAACAACTTTGGGAGTGAGATAGAGGCTCATCTGCGCCCTTTCCGCCAGCCGAGTGCTTCGTAGGAGGGAAGTTCAGCCGGCCAAATGCGCAGGTATCTTCCGTCGGCATTTACCCATATTCTCCCTGTGATATTCTTGCGCTGGCCTTCTTTTAGATCTTCACGCTGCCAAGCAGCTTTTACAGACGCCCTCATCTTTGCATTGACTTCTGGACGTCGTTGAGCCTCAGTCTGAGCTGCAACTATCTTTGCGCGCTTCTCAGGATCATCCCACATGGCTTGCGACTGGGCTTCTTTAGTTGCGCGATACTGGGGGTTTTGCCAATTCCTGCGCGTAGCATCTCCATTTGCCTTCTTCCATTCTGGAGTGGTTGCTAGTTCCTGCATGCGCTTAGAGTGCTTTTCCTTAAATGCGGCATCTGCGTGCATCAGTCTAGACTGCGCAGCTCGCGCCTTCTTCATCTCCTTAGACCAACGTGCGCCTGATGCCCCTTCACCGCCATTAGTGTTATTTACTAGTTTGACCCCCATTCGGCGCAAACATTTAATCAACCCGACTTCGAGCTCAAGCGCAATTTTCTCAGATGAGCAAGGGATGGTGTTTATTAGGATGTTCTCTTTGCCATGCTTAGCAACAACGCGCTTGTGCCAAATATTACGCTGATCGCTATGTGACAAATCAAATGCGCGTTTTCCGTAGCCTTTACCAATGTAGAATACTCCACCAGCGTCCGTGGTATTCGGACGAGCGTGGGTGTACGCGTAGTATTCTCTCACCGACTGTAGCATGATATCCCCGGCGTCAAGTAGATTGGAGCACCGTCCGTCTCGCTCTGTTCGGCTTCCAGCACCACCTTATCCGCCATCTGCACGATCAAGGTTTGCTTGGTAGGGTCGATCCCCGGAAGCTCGAAGCACAGGCGCGCAGACAGCAACCAGATGAATCCATCCATCCAGCGCTGGGGAATCTCGACTTGTTCGAGCAACGTTCCTACGTCCTGCGGCTGGCGGTGGCGATAGATCATCATGTGGTTGTCGGCGCTGTTTGGCACCGGCCACAAGGTAATCTGGGGGATCAGCTTCTTCTCGTAGAAGTAACTCGTCGAAGGGCTACCCTGAACAGCTTTGTTGTTGATGACTGCAAACGTATCGCGGTTCCACTGGGTCACTGGGAGCTCAGCTACTGCTGTCGCGAGTTTGATGTCGCTGATCACGGGGTACGTAGCTGCGGCCGACACGACAGTGAATACTGTGCCGGTGGTCGTGACGGGGAGGTCTGCCCAGTAGTACTGCCCAGCGACGTAGGACTCAGTAGCGAGGGTCGTTAGTAACGTGCCGCTGGACTTGATCTGGATGGCTCCGGTGAATGCGGAGGTGAAGGAGAAGCCGACGCGGATCACTGCGGAGGACGCGATCGTCGCTTGGCCGCCCGCTGCAATACCAACAAAGGTCACTGTCGCCAGCGTGGGAGTGCAGAAGACGACGTTGAGAACGTCCAAGGTGCCTGCGGGGGTTACATAGGTGGCTTGACCGACGTTGAGGCCGATGAATGCCTTCTCGACAGCCCAGAGGTTCAGTCCCGCGTTCGACAAGCCTAGCAACAGGAGATAGAGATTCTCCTTGGCGATGAGCACGGTCTCCGGTGTCTGCGCCGAAGGGGGAATTCCACAACGGCGAAACGAGTGCTCGATTAGAGCACTGTTGTCGATGATCGTCGTTGCTACGGTACCACTGGTAGCCATGTTACATCACCTGTCCGGAGCTCTGCGTGATGTACCAAGTTAGTGTCGCGCCGTTGGTCACACTATGGGTCTTCAGTCGCACTGCCTGGTCGCCAATGGTTACGGTACTGGAGGTTGTCGCTGCCTTCGTAGCCAGCGCAGTAACTGCGACCCATGGGCAGTCTGCGTGGGCGTTGTTGAATGGGCTAGCGTAGGTTTCTTCAACCGTGAAGTTGATAGTGCCCGTGACCTTTACCGTCATGGCTGCTGCTGCGATACTACGCCACTCCAGCGGAATCATCGGGCTGACTGATTCTGCCGCTACGCCGACAGAGACCACCAACGCGCCCATGGTGGCGGATGGCGTGATGGTAGTGATCGTTTTGAAGTGCTTGGAGCTGGTCACCGTGGCGTTGGATGCGGGACCAGTGATGCCGGTCTCCGTCTGCGCCATACCGTTGGAATCAGTGCCGATGATCGTGAACGTGATGCCCGCGAGCGTTGCCTGAACTGGCGAGGTCAGCGTGACCAAGTGGGCCAGTAGGTCGGTGGTGGCAGGGGTGGTGACTGCGGTCGCAGCGCCCGTGCTGTTGAATGTCTGAGCGTTGAAGGCGGTGGTCAGCGCCGTGATGGGCGAGTATGGGCCGAGCTGAATTGGACGCATGGTATTTCCTTTCCTTACGTGAAACGCCGGGGATCACACGACCCCCGGATGAGTCCTTGATTCTTAGAACTGCGTCAGACCGAAAGCACCCGCACGAGTTGCCGTGGGGCCAGAGCCGATTGCCGGAACAGCGATGGCAATAACCAAGCGCCGCGTACCGTCCGAAGCATTGCCCGTTTGCAGGAAGGTGCCTCGCACGTCGCCCGTGGTCGCCGACGGAGTCGTGGCGTCCGCTGCGGTGAAGGTGCCAGCGTTGGAAGCCAGCGTTGCATCCCACTTGACGCTCAGGATGTAGGCTACATTGGATACAGCCACCGGAAGGCCAAACACGTCAGTGGTGCCGACGGTCAGGTTGTTGGTGCCGGCAGTAGCATTGGCGTTGGTGATGCTGGTCACGACCTTGAACGCCTTGGTCGTGGTGACCGTGGAGGTGCTCGGGGCTGCGATGGTTTGGGTCATCGCTTGGCCGTACACGTCATAGCCGGAGATGGTGTAGGTGGCGGTATTCGCGCCAGCTGCCACCACGCGCACGGCACGCGGCACGTCGAATTGATAGCCCAGAACTCCGTTGGCGAGCGTCACTTGCGTGATGCCTGCGCCAGCAGTCAGGGTGAATGAAGCGCCAGAGCCCGGATTCTGGGAGGTGGCGAGGTTGTTCGCAGCTAGAGCAGCTGGGGCGATGTCGTAGACATAGACACGGCCAAGCGGGCCAACGCCAACAGTCATCGGCGAAGGGCCAACAGAAACCCCGGAGCCGCCAGCTACGGCAGGACCGAGGTACAGGTCATCAGATACTTGCATTTTGAATTCTCCTCTGTGGCTTGAACCACTCGATTTGAAGTTCCCGACCCCCGAATGAGGGTCGGGATGTTTCTTTACTGCTTAGGTGCCGGGAGTGCCGAACACGGTGCGCCAGTCAGTCCAGCCATGGCCGAAGCGCATGGTCGACTTGTAGCGAACCGAATCAGTCTCGAAGTCACCTTCCATGCTCTTCTGAACCTTGCGACGCCACTTGACCTGCATACCGTTGTCGGCATCGGTCTGAATGAACCACGCGGTTGCGGAGGTCATACGCGACAGAACAGCAATGTCGCTCAGCTGGCCCATCGACTTGACGGGGTTGAGGTCATTGTTGTTGGTGCCGGCGCGCAGCACGCTCTTCAGCAGAACTTCAGCTTGGAACGAGTTGCTCGGGGAGATGACCAGCTTCTTCGGGAGTAGACGGATCTTCTTACCACGCGGGTCGGAGGCTTGGCGGATTTGCACCAGCATCTGTTCCAGTGAGGTCTGGCTGAGTGCAGCCGAAGTCGTCAGCAGGTTCGAAGTCGCCGTGGAGTCACCCGTTGCAAGGGCCGTGTGGCTGGCCGAGCACAGGATGATGCCATCGCCACCGGTATAGCCGGAGGTGAACGCACGGTTGAAGTCGTTCGCGCAAACGGTTTCCAGCGCCTCGGTCATCGATTGAGCCAGATGCTTCGAGTAGGTGGAGCCGATACGAATCGCATCGCCGTCTTCCTCCAACACCTTGGTGATGGCGAAAGCCAGACCATAGACGTCGTAGGTGTAACGCTTGACAAACAACTGACCGCCGCTGTCGTAGGCCACCGGATTCGCATCCGGGAGGACTTGGGCAGTGGACATGCCGTACAGCATCGGCTCTTCGTGGTAGGCGCGAGCGATGCCCGTGCTTTCCTGAAAGACCTGCTTGTATTCATCGGCACGCTGGTCATACACACCATCGAAGGCTTGGTTGAGGATGGGCTCAACGATTGACCTAAAGTCAGAACTGCGCATTGGGGTTGCCATGTCAGTCTCCTTTAGATGGCGTTAACTTGCGTGAAGCGCTGGTTAGCGCCAATGGTAACGCGTACGATGGTCTTAGCATCGCCCCACGCGTTGTCGATTTGTTGCCCAACACCCGCGATGCGGAAGTTACCCACAGCGCCAGCGCCAGACAGCGCAGCAATGTAGCTGCCGGATTGCCCAGTCACCGCGCTGCCAGCAGCGTAGGTGATGTTGGCGGAATCGCCAATCGCCGTTGCGGCCACAGCAATGCTGGCTTGAATCTCGAACGTCGTCTGAATGTCAGTGATGACATAGAACTCGATGTTCGTGGCGCCGGCAGTCGAACCGGGCCAGTAGGGTGAATAGACGGGCTTGCCGGTGGAGTCGTTGTAACGACAACCATCGAACACGCCGATCGAAGCGTCGCCAGCGCCAGAGACGATGCATACCGTATCTAGGCCACTGAGTTTGACAAGGTCGCCCTTGTAGATAGCAGCCATCGTGGAAACCGTCGGGAAGAAGGTCTCCGTGCGAATGGTGCCGCTGGGATGACTTACAGCGCGAGCGCCGAAGTATGATGCGGTGGCAGACATTATGTCTCCTTAAATGAAGGTTGGTGTGCCGCGCGAGCGGCCCAGTTTGTCAAAATCCCCTTCAACGCTGCCGAGTTGCCGTCCGCTGCTGTCACGTTCCTGACTTGACTCCACACGCTCACGGATCGCAGCTTCTTGTTCCAGCGGCATATCGTGGTGGAAGATAGTCATAAGATCGTTGTACGTCTGCTTCTCGATCTTGAACAGCAGCATTTCGTTGCAAGCTACGCAGCCATCGAACTCGCCGCCCTGCGCCATGTACTGGGTACCGAAGCCGGGAACTTCAGTTGCTTTCACCGGCACGTAGCCCCGCTGAACCCGCTTGTAGATCGGGTCGGTGGAGTTGGTCGTGCTCAGCCAGCAACAATGGAAGCCGGGAAGGTCAGGGGGAGAGGGGAGTATTTCTTGTACCCAGTCTTGGCGGAGAGCCTTACGGCGTTGTTCCGCCGACATACTGGATCCATCATTCTGTACGCGATCAATATCCGCGCCGTCACGGGAGCCACGAACAGCTTCGCCAGCATCCTTCTTGAGGCGATCATCGCCGAAGTTGTCTTTAGTTGCCATTTGCGTGCTCCTTGTCATATTGCTGAAAACGACGAATCGCATCAGCGCGTTTCACGGGATCGTCATAAGTGCCGGCATCTTTGAGAGCTTGAACACGCTCAGCAGATAGTCGGTACGATGACTTTACACCGCTAGATGAATCTTGGTTTGAGCCAGCAACTGGAACTCTCGGCTTTGAACCACTATTCACTTGCGGCTTATTATAGCTGGAATTTGCTTTGTGGGGCAGATACTTCTTGACACGAGCGTCAAGTTCCTGCCAGTACTCTTCAGTGGTGGGGTTCCAGCCTTCTTTGACCAGCCGGTCGTCCAGCTTCAGAACCAAGTCGCTGTCCATGTCCGAACCGCTGGGATCATACCACTCGTTCTTGGACATCCATGCCTCAGCGTGTTGCTTCAGTCGCGGATCAAGAGGCGCGGGTTTCGTCGCTTGGGTGCTCATCTGCTTCTTGGCGTTCTGAAGCATCTGGTACCGCTGCTGAGCCGCAAACATTTTTTCTTGCGCGTCTACCGCCGCTGCGCCGTTGGCCTGTTCAATGGCTTGCTGATTGACGCTCTTGAAGTGATTATAGTACTGCTCCGCTTCTTTGATACTGGAGTCAATTTGGGCAAGCTGACTGCCGACGTTCCGTTGTTCAACGCTCGCTACGCGGGTCGAAAGGTCGTTAATAACGGCGTCACGGGAGGCCAGCTCACGTTTCAAGGACTCAATATAGTTCTTGCGCGACTCCTTGTTCTGAGCGCGGCGCTCACGATTACGAACACGCCGAGCTTCGGCTTCTTCAGCAGTCTCAGCGTCTGGCGCAGCTTCGTCTTCGTGATGTTCATCGGAGGTGGAAAGTGTCTCATCTACCTCGTCTTCTTTGGGCTCGTCTTTCGGTGGTTCGCCCACGATGAGCGAGCCGTCTTCCGCCTCGGTCATCTTCAGTTCTTCATCTTTCTGTTCTTCAGCCATGATCTGTATTCCTCACAGAAGTGTATCGAATGCTTCGAAATTCGACTCAACCACTATCTTCAGGTTGAAGTCCTCGAAAATGGCGAAAATCGCTTTGTCTTCCGTACCGGGAATCGGCACTTCAAAGCGAAAACCACCCCAACGCGGAACGATGACGATATCGCCTATCGCCGCCCACGCGCCCTCCTTCCAGTCTTCTCCAGTGTTGCGATCCTTGTAGGCAATGTGACCAAGCCCAACAACGCGTGCGATCTGAGTGTTCCCGTTGTTGAAGTCCTTCGTATCATTGACCATCACAATGCCGCCTTTTGAAGTAGACTTCAAAGTGCGGAACTGCACCAACACTTGGTTACCGCAAGGTCGGGCGCCAGGTGCAACTTCTGGAAAATGCGCTACTATATACTCATCTTTATTCATGAGTTGCGTTCCTTTTCATCATCACCGCGCAAAATGTCATTCATGATCTCTAGCGCGAAATCGAGACCTTGATACCTACCTACTTGGCTTCCGTGCTCGAACGGGTCAGCTTTCGGAAACTTCATAGCGTCTTCTGCGATCTGAGCTAAAGCCTGTCTGGCTTCTCCTATGAATCGCGCAACAGTGGGGTCATTCATTTGGTGGTAGCCGCCTTCCGTTTCTTGACCGATGCGGAAACAACTTCCTCAGCCACGACTTCTTCGGCATCCAACTCGACACCTTCAGCATCGAAGAGCTGTAGATCACGCCGACCGCCGAGAGTGACGGCACGGAACGAAGCGGCGTCAGAACCTTCGCCGTCGCCACTGCGGTAGTGGTGGAGAGTTTCGTCATTGGGGTACTTGACAAAGATGTCCATTATTTCTTTCCCTTCGCCTTTCCGCCACACTTCAGACCCTTGGCCTTCAGCGCCTTGGCGATGAGAACCTTGTCCTGAGCTTCGTCATCGTGCTTCATGACCTTGCCAACCTTGGCATACATCTTGACTTGTTGACTCTGGCCTTGCAACTGCTTCGCGAGACTTCCCATCACGTTCTCCTTGAATTAAGCTGCCAAAAGCAGCATGGTGATAATTTCTTCCTCTTCATCGTTTGCCGCTTTCTTCTGTTGCAGCAAGCCATGTAGTGTTTGGGCTGAAAGGTTCCAAGCCCTGAATTCTGTGTTAAGCGTCTCCAGCCACGGCGCTACGTCGAACTGTTTTGGCGGCGCTTGGTAGATCGGTCGCGGGTGAACCTTCGGCAGCTCGTCTACGACCGGCTTTGCGACTCGGGGCTTGGCTCTGGGCTTCTTGGGAACAGCGGTGGTTGTTTCGCTCGCGACTTCGCTCTTTCCTTCCGGCGTTTTTTGTCCTTGCTTTTGCTCATGCTTTTTCAACTCCTCTTCTTGCAGTTGATAGTAAAACAGTCTCCAGTAACCAGAACGTCCGTCTTGAACAGGTGTGACCCCCGCACCATGAAGATACTGTGGCCGGAAGTATTGAGCAGCTAGAAGCTGCTGGCCGAAGAACTGGTTGCTCATGACCCATCCAGCGTAATCGCAGTTCGGTTGCCGTTGGAATCCACGGTCGCCGTGACTCGGTCCTTGGTGTCGTTGATGTCACGGAACACTTCGGTCCCGGTTCCTGCGCCAGACACCTTGCCGGCGAGAACGGCAGCGAACACGCGCAACAGGGTTTCGGTAGTCCAGCCAGATTCGATGGCGTAGGCGGCGACGGCCCCCGCTACGTCGGCATTCCCATCGGCCGACAAGGTGCGTTCCGCGCGAGTCCAGACTGCATTCGCCAGAGCCGTGTAATCCACGCCACCGCTACCGGCCAAGGCGAGGGTGTTGCCTGCCGTGCCCGTTACCGGATAGTTCGCCAACACCGCGCTCCACACGGCGTCACGCAACCCCTCCGGTGTAAGCTCCCCGTAAGATACGATGGAAGCTTCCATGTTCAACGTGCCGCGCAGGTTGCTCGCGCTCATGTCGGCGGTCTGCGCCATGTTGGAGGAGCACCACGCGATCAGGCCGAGAGCGGCATCAATCTGCCCTTCCTGCACCATGTTCGCCGCGAGGTTCATCGTTAGCTGCATGCCCCCGGTCAGTGTGTTGGCGTTGGTCATGTTCGCCGTCATGCTGGTGATCATCGACAACGCAGCGGCGGTGATGCTGCCGTCCTGCGTCATGGTGGCTTCCATGTTGATGCCTTTTTGCAGGTTGGCGGCTATCGTGTTGTCCTGATTCACCGTTGTCTGCGCCGACATTGCCCCGCCCTTGTTGGGCATGATCCAGCACACTGGATGCTCGGTGCCGTCAGGCGTACCGGCTTTCTGGGTGAATGCAGAATACTGGTTCTTTCGGTCCCCACGGGCAAACATCGCACGGTTGTTACCGGGATAACCAAGGCCACTCGCCGCCCCGCTGACGTAAGTCATTGGGAGCGGGCCGATGACAAGATAGCCGTTACCGAGCAGAGCCACTTAACCGCCCCACGCAAACTCAAGCGAGCCAAAGAAGTTGGTCGATGCGGGAGTTGCAGCGCCCGCGTACTGAATCCACGCCAGACACGCGCCAGAGGTTGCAGCGGATTCCTGAATCAGCGGGAGCGAAGGGAACTGGTTGAGCAGGTCACGCTCGGCCAAGACGTACTGCGTCGTGATCGGGATTGACATGATCGGCTTGCATAGAACGAGATTGACGAAGACGTTCGTGCCGCCAGCCAGAGTCTGTTGGTAAGTGTCGATCTTCTTGACCCCGCTGTCACCGGACTGCAGGGGGAAGAATGGTCCCACGTTGTTGGCGGCTGTACCTGAGTGGTGAATGTGCGTCGACAGAGCAGACACCGTAGCGGCCACGGTCTGCGGCATTGCCCGACTTCCTACGTTGTCCTGATTGGTGTAGGTAATCAGCATGTTATGCGCGCCCGTTGATGTCACTGTCGGGAACACACAGTTGAAGGCCATGACCCCTGCGCCGTCAGTGTATCTCGGTAGAGTAAGGGTATTTGCGAGGGTGATCGAGGTAGCATAGTTCTGGTCAATACGGGCATACACCCCAAGCAGGTCGACCAGCATCAACGTGGTCGGAACCACCGTACCGCCCGAAGTCATCGCGCTCATGTTGAGCAAATGCTTGGTCGCTGTGCCGCCTGTTACTGCTCCCGGCCGCAATGCGCCTTGATCGGTTTCTGCTGACATTGGCTTGAAACCGGGAGTGCGCCCGTTGACAGCGCCGCGAATGACGTAGAAGTTGTCGATTGTGCAGCCGAATGCCGTGTTGCAAGTGATGTTGATTTCTTGAGTTGCACCGGCTGTCACTGCTTGAATCGTGGTGGTTGCGGTGGTGATCGCCGTACCTGCCGTACCGCCGCCAAGCGATACAGTTAAGCCAACCGTCCCAGATACTGAGGAAGTAGTGATGATGACGGTATAGACCACACCGTTCTCAAGCGTTGTGCCGGAGGTCTGGGTCAATGAACCTGTCGTGCCTACCGTATGCACGTAAGTTCCTGCAATATTCCACGCCCAACCGCCTGCACCGCCACCTGTCCAGCCAGCCTCAGAATCGAAACCGGAGTTGCGAACGTAGTTGCCCCAGTAACCGTTGGTGGGATTGCCGGTGGCGGTGAAGAGTTCAAACCAGCGCCCTGCACCCGAAGTCTGCACTTGGGTGACGACCTTGTTCCAGTCGGTGCGAACCTTCTTACCGTTTGTTGTGACCTGATTGACCAGATCATCCATGGACGAGAACCCCATCATGCGCTCCTTATAAAGTCGATTTGCCCACGGACGATTCCGGTGGCGGTTCCTGCCGAGCAGGGGAAATAGATCATGTTGAGGTACGCACCGTGCAGCACCTCTGGAACGGGTTGCCGCTGAATCACCAGATCAAGCTCAACCGGCGTAATAATCTCAGGCACATGCACTTGCGTCAGCGGCTTGACTAACACGAAGGCAGCAAATCCACCGGCAGAGTTCATCATCTGAATCTGGGTAATCCGCTTGACACTTGAACTGCGCGGGCCGAGAGGCACGAACGGAGAAGCTGTAGATACCACGCCAGTGATGTTCGCAGAGGTCACATTGACTTGCCCGATGTTCGCTGCTTGGACATAGAACGAAGCCACGTCCGTTTCATCGTCCTGATTGACGAAGGTCATAAAGCATTGCTGCGGAGACAGCGCGGATTGCGGCGTGGTACAGACCACCATCACCTGCATACCTTCATCCGCGTAGCGTAGTGGGGTCTGCGTGTTATCGAAGTCCTGCGGGTCGGTGTTGTCCAAGTCGATCAGCGGGTAGAAGCCCACATAGTCACACAGCATCATGTTGGCAGGGAATGCGCTATTAGCCACCCCAGAACCGCCGAACATCATGCGCGAGATGAACTTGTTGCCCTTGCCTACGTAGCTCCACCACGACGCTTCACTCACCTCGTGGTTCAGGTTGCCCGCTTGCAGCGAGATGTAGATGTCCTGCGTGGCAGAGATCAGCACCTGTGCGCCAGAGGCGTAGGTCGTCGATGCAGACCACTCCGAGTGCGACCCGCCACCAGTGTAGATACCGAAGTTGGACGTACCCACCATCGGGGTGAATTCCTGCTGGCCGCCGACGTAGGCGTTGTACTTGGGCATCCCTGCAGCCATCGACAGGTCGGCCCAGTACCCCACAGCAGGAAGCAGCGGCGTACCTGTCTTGTGGATAGACTGCCGCCAGACGCGCCCAACGTCCCAAGCGGTCGCCATCTGCGCGATAGTCTCAAAGCCCACGCTTCAGCCCTTCTTCGGTCAGCACGATCTGCCTTGCCTCGCAGGTGCATGTGAAGAACGGTCGTCCGTTGTAGACGATCACAGTTTCCCCGCACTCAGAACAGACGTAGAGCGGAGTCTCCTGTTGTTCTTCAGCCGTTGCTTGGGCTTGGTGCATCACTTATGCCTCCGTTGGCAGTCACATGCGCTTCCAACTCAGCGACGACGGTGCCGGTGTGCGTACATGAGCGGACGATCTCACCGTCGATCAACATGGCAGGAGAACTGCATTCCTTGCAGTAGTAGCCGACTTCGATGGTCATGTCTGGGTGCTCTTCAGCGCGTTGGCAGCGAACTGCGGCTGAATACCGGCAGACACGGTACGCGGTGCGGCCAGAGAGCCGTAGTGGATGATCGTGCCGCCGACACCCGTTGAAACGTAGGTGATCGTACAGCCGGTGCCAGACGCCATTTCGACGAACTGAGCAATCGCCGCGTTCTGAGTCATACCATTCGACGCTGCATCCCATCCAGCACCACGGGCAATGTTCAGCCGAGCGTAGGTGTTCCACTCGCCAACCGTCACCTCATTGCTCGACTGGCTTGAGGTAGTCGGGCCAGCGCCGGTGTGGAGGGCGATCTGAATGTTGGTGGCCGGTGAGGTGGTGTCGTTTTCAGCGATGTCGCCCCAAGTGGTAGCCTTGTAGATCAGGTCTTGCAGCGCGTTGGCACTGGTGGTAGATGTGCTCATTGTGTTACTCCTTACTTAGGCGCGGATTGCGCCAACAGGTTGGTCTTGCTAAGGCTGTTGCTCGTCGTTCCGAACCAATACGCGATGCACCCCGTCCACGCCGTGCCGAGCGAACCGAGCATGATGAGCAGCGGGGGCGAATTCACGATGTTGTCGTCGTAAAGCATCAGGCCAAGGATGGCGAAGAACCCGACCGTAATCATGTAGGTAAGCACGGTGGGCGTCGAGGACTTCGTGGCGATCTGCATCTGCCGTGCGCTATCCCTGTCCTTGAACTCAAGTTCAGTGAAACGGAAACCCAATTCCTTTTCCTTAGCCTGAAACTCCATTTCCAGTTTCTTGATGTCGGCCAGTTGGTCGGGCGTGATCTTGCCTTCCGCGATGGCCTTGGTAACGTCCTTCGTGGTTGCGGCGTCCAGGCCAAATATCTTGCCGAGGCCGGCGACGGCAACGCCGCCAAGTGGCCCGAGTAGCGCCGACGCGATAGTGGGGGCAATACCTAGCAGAAAATCGTTCATGGATAAAATACCCTATTGCCGGACTTCGGTGCGCGGATCGTCCAATGACTCCAACCGGGAGTCGCAGACGGGTGTTCGATGTAGATGCCGCAGGACGCCAGTGTCATCAGGTTACTCATGCACCAATCGTCAATCTTGCCGTCTGGGTCGTAGCGGTCTACTGCCAATCCTTCTTTGTGACTAGAGTGAGGTGCGCCCTGCGTACACTCTTGGGGTCGGAACCCTCCGTAAGTCTGTCCAGATACGCCGCTGCCAGTGTGAGGATTGTCAGGGAACTCAACGCCATCGCGGAGAGCAAAATACTCAAGGGCAGCGCAAGCATGGAGTAACTCAGCAGCGTTGTCTCGCCGCTCTTCGGTGATGTCATCACACTCTCCCCAAGGGCCGAAGTATTGGTCGACGGTGATCATTTTGCCGGCCCATGCAGCACACCGTTCCAGATCAGGAACGTGACCCAGCTTACAAGCGCAGTGGCAGCAGACGCCAGTACAATCTTCTTGACGTAGCCGATCAATTCTTTGGTTTCCTTGGAGCTTTCAATCCATGAGTCGTGGGCGGCAGCATGACCGTGAAAGTCGGGCTTGCCCTTCTTGTCGGCGGGAAACGCCTCGACAAAGTGGTCATAGATTTCTGCTGTCTTGTCCATGTGACTCTCGACCGATTGAAGTAACGCCTTGTGTCGTTCGTTGTGGTCAGTGTTCGACTGTGCGATCAATGTGAGGATTTCGGCGTAGCGTTCCATCTCATCTTTCGTATGGTTGTCGAACTTTCGTTCCATTTGTACCGCGTGTGCCGTCAGTCGTTCTTCCATGTGCGACATCACCGCAATAGAGATTTGTGGGTCGTGGCGGCGGTCTTCGATGACGGCTTGGGTCATGATTGCGGCCCAATGCCGATTGCCTTACCGTTCTCATCCTTGATGATCATCTTAGGTTTGGCGAGATGCTCAGTGACGCCTTTCAATCCTTCCATGATACTGGTCATGGCTGCGCGATGATCGTCTTGCTTCTGAGCTTCTTGACTATGCTTCAACGTCTCTTGCAGCTGCTTCATGATCGGCGCTGTGTCGGCCATCTCAGCGGTCTGAGTTCTACCGGACTCAGCTTGAACGAGGGATTCTTGCATAGATGCCATTTGCTGTTTCATCGCCTCAAGGATGACTGCGGTGTCGTTGTCGTCTTTGTTCTTGAGAAGCTCCGTCATTTGCGACATGCGATTGTCTTGATCGTTGCGCTGATTCGCCATCATTTCCGCGAATTGTTTCTGCTCATCCTCGCGCTGCATGCGAAGCACTTCCATTTGCGCCTCGTGCTCGCGCTTCATTTGCTCAACCATCGGGGCAGCGTCAAACTCTCGCTGACGAGCGGCCATTTCATCGTTGTGCTTCTGGATGGCGAGCTTGTTAGCTTCGGCGTCCGCAGCCTTCTTAGCGTCGATGTTGGCCATCGCGGCCTTGAATGTTGCTTCGACAGCGGGATCGGTCGGCGGCGGAGGATTCTTGCTTTGCACCAACTGTGTCGCTTGCTGAAGCATCGGAGCCAACTGTTGGTCGTGAGCGCTGGTAGCCTGTTGAGTCTGCATCGCAGCTATAAGAGCGAGTTGATCTGGGCTGGCTCCGGGATTCTGAGCTTGAGCGACCATCAGTGCGGATTGATACACGTGTTGGTAGTCAAGGATAAAATGCTCTTGAACGTGAGCCATGAGCCCTGCGAGGGGTTGTCCTAGACCCTGAGAAGCCGCGATCATCGGATGAAGAACAAACATCAGATGAACCTTGATGTGGGCTAAGTGATCTTGCACAGGTGATGCTTTGAGCTGCGCGCCCTGCATGACTGCCACGTTTTCTTGAGCAGGATCGGCAGTGATCGGAACGGGAGGCTTGGGAAGCAATTCGTCGGTGTTGTCGACGCGTAGCATGTCCAGCATGCGACGGCGGATGGCGATTTTGTTCCACGGAATGCTAGGATCCTGAACGTCTCCGCCAGCGAGCTGCATGACACCCTGCATTTGAGCGAATCGCTGTGTTTCGCTGAAGATGTTGGGGTCGGAAACAGGCTCTACGTCGTCGCTGTCTAGGAAGTCCGCCGGAACCAAGTCAAAACGACCAAGATCAGCAAGAGCGTGTTCGCTGTAGTCGGCAATCAGGCGGCAGATGATCTTCAGTGCGCGGCGCTGGGCTTCGTGTAGTCTGGCGTGAATGCTGCTGAAGACCTGAGAGCCTTGCTCGATGAGCGCAAGCGCCGTTCCCACAGGCATCTGACTACCAGCGTCAGCGATGCGCTCTTCAGCAGTAGCGACCACGCCCTTCGCTTGGCCAGTGATCCAATCCAACAGCTGGAACAGAACCTGTGATGGCGGGTTGAACGGCAACGGCATCATGATCTTGCGGATGTCGTCCGTGCCTGCCGGCGCTTCCATCTCCGTGACGCCGGTCACATCGATGTTGATATTCTGCCCACTCGCGCGGCCACCCTTGAGTTTGATGGCGGAAGGGGCGTTGTTGATATGGGCAGAATCTAGTAGGGCGCGAAGTGAGCCTGTAAGGGCTGCTGCCATTCCACCGATCAGGTGTGGGAATCCAATTCCGTACGCGCCGCGCCACGGGATAAACTTGTCCTCTACCCACCAGTCGAGTTTGGTGTAGGTGTCGTCAGACTCTTTCCAGTTGCGGTAGATTGCTGCAATCTTGCCGGTCGGTTCGTCAATGTGGATAACGTACGGTTTCCGACCTTGCTTGTCGATGTCCCATTCGCATGTGACTTCGTACACTGCGCGGACGCCGTCTTTGTTGTATCCGCCGGACTCTTTTCCTTCAATCTTGTCTGTTGCGCTTTGGCTTGCCGTTTCTTCAGGAACGTCGTCTGAACTGGAGAAAACATTGCGGTAGAAACCGGAATCAATATGCTCATCAACCATCGCTTCCGTCAGGTCGCGTTCGTGGGTGATGCGACTGGCTGTGTAGAATGAGTTGGCTGAGAACGGAAGATATACTTTGTCGATCGGAACGAATTCCATGCGAACTCGTTTACCGTCAAACCAGTATTTCTCGTACTGCGATCCACCGAGCGGCAGCTGAGTGAAAAGGATTTCCTTCTCACTGCGGTACTCCGGCATCTTCTCAGTGACGTACCAATTCAAGAAATCGCGTTTCTTGCGGGACTTCTCCAGTTTCTGCTCATCAACCTTGCCGAAGATCTTAGTCTTGACTGGGCCGTTGGCCGGGAACAACTCTTTGATCGCACGCGCTGAGAAGTCCACGCACCCTTCAGCGAGCACCGGATGAACGATCTTGCTAGCACCTTCGAAGGTCGCTCCGCCGGGAGCGTCATCGCCGAGGCCGGTTCTGCGAATTCCCTCAGCTTGTTGTTTGTCGCGCTCCTCACGAGCAGTCTTGTCCGCTTCAATCAGCTCAACCAGCGACGATGATATCGTGTTGAGTTCGAATTCGGAAAGGGTTTCAGCAAGGTTGGCGCCGAAATCGTCGGTGGAAGAAGCGACCGTCTCGGAGGGGTCCTCAACAAGCGCGCTGCCGTCTTCAAGTTCTGTAACGCCGTCCGGGGGGAGGTCCCGAGCGAGCGAATCGAAATCGGCAGACTGGTCGGAAATTGGGCTAGGCATTGTGGTATGCTTTCATCGCAGTAATTATAGCCTGTATATCGGGTGCGGAGTCGGTGGGGGATTCCGTTGGGGCTTCTACGGTGCCGCCTTGGGCTAGACCAAGACCAGTCTTATTTACGTCTGCGGGATTGAATTTTGCAAACATGGAGCGCAGTGCAGCTGGATCAGTGATTATAAAACTGGTCGGATCATACCCTGATCCCACAGGCACTTCTTTCATGGATTGATTTATATATTTTATACCAGAAAATCCGGAGTCATTAAGTTCGTTTTTATATGCGTCCGCGAGCATTCTATATATAGGCTCTTCTTCCGGAGTAGCGACCGAGGATGTCCTTACCTTGTTCGGATTTTTATCTATTAGCTGCTGTAAAGAATTTACTTCTACCGTATTTGTTTTTATAGGACGTCCTAAATAATCAGACGGATCTCCAATCCTACGAGTTGGAAAATAAAAATTCCCTTCTTTGTTTCCGCGTAAAACTCCTATTTCTACAGAATCACCTTTAATCAGATCACTAAGTATTTTCTCAGAATCAACCGCATCCATCCACCCGTGAGATGAATTATGTAACCAATTCTGTAGATATATTTTGTACTTTTCCGGGTCAGTTATAGCCAATCTAAGTAGATCAGAGCCAAGACCTCCGGTACCGAACTGCGCGTCTGTTGGAAGGCTCTTATATTCTCCTCGAATGGTCAGCGGTAAAATATTACCGCCAGGAATGGTTAGCACATTACGCTCTCTTTTTCCTATGCGCATGGGTCCAGATAGGTCATCTGTCCCAATTTTTTCTCCGGGACGCTGAGCATAAAACTTTGTTGCAAAGGCGTCTGATACCCTAGGATCTGCCGCAACATGCGGGCCAAGATATTTGTCTATCTGATTGGCGGAGGGCTTTCCTCTGAGTATATCATCAACTATACTAGCATTTCGAGTGCCATGATACACGGGAGTATGAAATCCCATTTTTCTTGCGGCATCTACTATTAAGCGTAAGCTGCCAGCTCCTCCCGCCTCCGCATCTCCCGCATGAAGAGCGCCTTGTGCGATCATTGTCGGGATAGGGGACGCCATTCCTGCTGCCCCGACTAGCCCACTAGCCAACGCTCCTTGCACGGTAGGGTCGTCACTAAGAGCTTCTACACCCGCCCCAAGTCCAAACCCCCCAAGGATTGCTGGCCGAGTTCGTATTCCTTCGCCAATCATTTTGGCAACTTTAGGTATTGCTCTCCCAACAGCGGGAGCTGAGCCTCGCCCTATCATTCCAGTGGCCGCCATCAACGGTGCCGCAAATAGTGAGTTGCTGATCAAGTCGGGATTTACTGGTTTCGCAGCGCGGCCTTCTGTCATGGATGAGGAGTTTGCGGAAGCTTTTAACCTTTCCCACTCGTCTTCTCGTTGACGGTGTTTGGGATCGGCGAAGTTGAATTCCCCACCCTTACTCATCTTCACAGGACCGCCTTTACCGTATCCTTGAGGAAGATCTTTGACGCGCCCAACTCCAAGAAAGTCCATCATGGAAGGGCTTTCGTACAAATTACCAACAGAATCACCAACGCGAACCTTGGTTGCGGGATTCAGTTCAAGGCGCTGCACCATTTCGCTGATAGCTTTGAGTTGCGCGTCAGTCATCGCGCCTTCAGCCATCGGATTGATATCGGTGTTTCTGCCTAACTGGCGTATGGTCACGAGGTCTGGATGGGCTTTGGCAGCTTCTTCAACGGTGACGCCGAGTTTGGCGGCGTTTTCGGGATTCTTTATCCAAGCGTTGTGGGTAATGCGCCCCTCGACAGGTGCGACGAGTTTCTTTGCTGTGTTCAGCCAATACGCCAGAGGTCCTGTTGGTAGTCCCATGGCGAATATTATAGCTTAGTCTTATTGCGCGTAAGGGTTCACACGATGGATAGGATTCTTCACGTAATCGTGATCGTCTTCTTCGAAATCAGGCTCGGCTTGTTGAAGTTCGAAACGCCCTTGGTCGCGGAGAAGAATGAGGGCTTGGGTGGCGGTGTCGACGTAGTCATCATGTTCGGCGTTGGGGAATTGCTCACACTGGAGTACGAATTGCTTTGCCCAGCTGACGAACTCGCCGGGATTCTTCTTGGATTCTGGTATCCACACGACATCAAGTTCAAGTATGGGAGCGCAAATGTGTGCGCGGCTGATTTTGTCAGCGCGTCCGGGATTGTACGGTATGGCAGGTATCTGCGCTTGGCGAAGGTCTTGTAGGAGAGACTGACCGGAGGCTTTCTCCTCAACGAGCACGACGTCTGCTTTCTTCTGACTCTTTTGATCCCGCTTGCCGTATATGGAGTGCCACTCAGCGATGACTTTGGCGCGCATTGCCGGGTAGCCAAGGTAATCTGACCATGCATCGAGGAGCATGACGCCTTTGACACCTTTGTGGGTGAACGCTCCCCATACGGTGCATGCTGTAGGGTCGCCAGATGTACGTTCGGTAAACGCGCAGTCGTAGGATTGTACGACGTATTCGAAAAGAGGGAGTTCGTCTTTGGTTGGCCACATTTGGAAGTGGTCGACTTTCAGAATACCACCTCCGGCAGGAGCTGGGCGTTGTTGCAGTTGCCCAGCAGTACCATACTCGCCGAGAAGTCGTTTGAGTTTCGTGACGGACTCGGCAGGGAACATCTCAGGCCAGAGCGGCGAGCCTTCCGTCGTGCGAGGGTCTTCCCATCCTATGGAAGTTGTCTTGCGTTTGGTGTGAGACTCATACTCCATCGGCAAGCAAAGATGTTCGTAGTCGTGAAGTTCAGAGAGTATGTGTCCAGTGAGGTCGTTCTCATGAAGTCGCTGCATGACGACGACGGTTCTGGCGCCACGGCTTTCTCCGCGAGTGGATAGTGTGCGTGTGAACCAGCGGTTGGCGGTCTCGCGCTCTGCTTCTGAGTCTGCTTGCGATGCGGAGGTCGGATCATCGACTATCTTCCGGTCTGGGTGTTCACCTGTCGCTCGTCCGCCGACTGAGGTCGCCATTCGCCATCCGCCGGAGGTGAGGGAGTATTTCGTCTTCTGATCGTCACCGGCGCGGAGTTGTATGCTGGGCCAGTAGCGCTGGTACCATTCAGACGTGATGATGTCTCGACACTTCTGGGCATCGCGGATGGCGAGTTCGATTCCATACGACGCTCCCATCCAACGCAGTTCGGGATTGCGTATCCATTCCCATGCCGGCCATGCGACGCTGACGAGGATGGACTTCATACAGCCGGGAGGAATATTTATTACGAGATTGGAGATTTCGCCGGAGGATACGGCCTCCAAGTGTTCAGCAATCGCTCGCAGGTGCCAGTTGTTACGGAATTGGAGACCAGGTTCAATAATGGGGAAGGCTTGTTCGGCAAACGATATGAGGGAAACTTCCGCCGCCTTCGCTAACCGAGCCTCTTTAACGGCGTCGCGAAGAACGCTGTGGTACTTGGGAGGTGAGTCGGTGGGCGCGGGTATGGAGGTGGCGAGTTTGGGAGGGCGACCTCGCTTTTTGGGGGCGTCCGGTGACGGCGGGAGAATCAGCGCCATGTCACTTCATCTTGTCGAGCAGTTTCTCAAGGGCAACGAGCTCCTTTTCGCTGAGGGCGCGTATGGCAGCAGGGTCGAAGGACTTGGTGGAGACGGTAGCGGTTGCAGGATCGACGGATGCTGGGAGACGGCGATGAATGTATTCCATCAGCTTGGCGGCAGCCGATATGCGATGTCCCGTCTGCTGGGCAGTGTCTCGGTATACGGTGGTCAGGTACTCCAGAGGAGTTTTGCCAGTGGTCTGGATCCAGTTGATGGCAGCGGCAATGTCGTCCCCTACCGGGATGGGAGGTATGGTCAGCTGGTTCAGTTCACGCTTGAGTTTGTCACGACGGCTTATAACGTCGTTGCGGTAGGACGCATATTGTGTCTGGCGCTTGACGAAGTCGGGGTAGGATTCCGGTGGTGCGAATATGGGGGATGATGGAAAGTCTTGGGTCCACGAGAGGCACTGTTCGAGTGTCATGGTGGTGGGAATGAGTTCGAAGCGTTCGTCGTCGCTGGGGTAGTTCGTGTCTGTGGGGTCGAGTAGCATGGCGATAGTATAGCGCGAAACGGGATGGCGAGGGGATGTGTGTGGTGTGTGGTGTGTGGGGGGGGTGGAATTGTATTCTTATACGGTATGCCTGTTGGCGCGCAGGGACTGAGGAATCCTACACCACCAAACAAAAACCAAGGCCCATCGGCCAAATCCTCTGGCCTCTCCTCCGCTCTCTGCCTCGCACCCCAGAGCACAGAGCGATCGCCTCGCTCGCCCTCGCCTCGTTGGCTGCTGTACGAGCCAGGCTCGCTCTCGAGCCCTCGCTGCTCTAGTTAGTAAGCACTAACTATCCCTCTAGGCTCCCACCTCGCTCCCTCCCCAGATACGCGACCGCCAGACGGCATCAGCAGGTCGGCAGACCTCGCGACCAGCGACCTAGTCTTATATAAGACCCAAGCAGCCTACCGCCCGCTCTCCCGCCAGGAGCCAGGCCGCCCCTCCCGGCCCAGTGCCCCCCAGCGATATCCGCGCCCAGCGCCCCTTGGCTTACGCGCCTTCCGCGCTCTCCTACACGCGTACCGGGACCACGGGAAGCCTGCCTCCGCAGTCATCTCCGTGACCCTGAAACTCTAATATTTCGCAGTGCGGCGATCGCGTCCTGAGCCACACGCTAGCATTATCGCGATTCTTGAGGCCAACTGCGGGCGTTCTCCCGCGTCGCGAAAAGCAAGTGCTAACGCATTTCCGTCTGGGCTACGGCGACGGCGGAATATTTGCCCCCGTTATCCAAATTCCCTATCGGCTGTGGGTGACTTACGATTTCACCCAGTGGGGGAGACAAGACCTTAGATTTTATCTCCCGAAGAAGGGTAGGGCTAACAAAGTCTCCGTTGGCCACCCCACTACCCTCTGGGGTCAGTGAGGATTTTATGCTGGAACCCCCCCCTACCGACCACACCCTCAAAGGACTGTCCCAACCCTAGCGAGCCGTAGGGTTATTCGGTCTGATACGCCCTAAGTGTGATCCAACCTCCCATCACGACCTTGTGCTGAAAGCCCAGTAACTACTATCTCAGGTTGGGAGGGTAGGATTCTTCTTCTAATAGAGAAAATAAAGAGTAGAAAAAGTGGTTAGCAAGTGCTAACTTCTTAGGATTTTCTCAGAAACTAAGGAAAACTCGTCTTATAGAGCGGTAGAGCATACCAGACCCCACCTATACACCCTTTCCTGACTCCTACAGGGATCACCTATTTCTACGCTTTCTTCAGCGCCATCCACTTCATCATACCCTTACCACCATGCTTAGAAGTTACAAATCCCGCAGACTTAAGAGCAGGTAAAAGTATACCCACCCTCAGCGACTCAGAACCACGCCGCATATAGATATACTTAGGCCCGCACATCAAGTCAGCGACGTCCCTAGATAGAAACCACTTACCAGACCCAATTGATCGAATAATATCGTCGTACAGTAGCATAAGGTCTTTGTCACTGACGTAAATACTCATACGCTCAGAGGCGTCCTCAATGACTGTTTTAGGCTCTTCAACTATCTTCATTAAAGCGATAGCAGCTGCTTTTGTCTCAAACGTGCCCGCGACATTAAGAACGTCTATAATGTCAAGTAATAAAGTGGTTGATACCATAGTCTTCATTGCCGCGCTATTGATTTTGAATGGCGCTTTCATAGCTGTCTCCTATTGAGTTGAGGTTTGATTCAGCCTATATTATAACCTACAATCAACCCGCAGTGGTCAACCGTGTAACATCAAACCCAACCCCAACCTATATAACTCTCGTTTAACGCCGTGCCACTCCCCATAACCACCATCACCACCTCCCATAAAAATTACTTTATAGCGTTCTAGACGGAATTGGGTTATAATCCTAACCATAACACACCGCCTCATAACTGGAGCAAGATCATGAACAACTACCGCGCCGACCTGTATGAAGTAGCCAGTCAGTCCTTCAAGGACATTCCCCTTGATAAGCAAATCGCGCTGAAGATCAACGACTGGGCCGCCGAAGACCAAGACGGTCGCGTGTTCTACGGCCGCACCGCTCAGCAAGTCGCCGACGAAGCTCACAACTTCAACTACGCTCGCTCTACAATCTAACACCTCACCTCATAACCACACCACCAAGGAGTTACTCCATGAACGCACTCTTAGCCATCAACAACCCGCTTTACACTATCCGCACGTACGGCAACCGCGAAACCAACCCCAACGGCGATCTAGACTTCGACGAAGTGGGCGCGTATGGCTCCGGTCAGGTCTACATCAAGCCGCTGGGTTACTGGAGCCGCGACCCCATTACGTTATACATCAACCGCAACTGCACGTGGAGCAACGACGGTCACTCAGTTGGAGAGTGGCGCGTTGAACTGACGCACTCAAGCGGAGGCCGTAGCACCAGCCCGACCAACAAGGACGGAAGCCCGAACCCTGAGTGCGTTGTTGACGACCTTGAAGCTGAAGACAACTTCGGTATGGCCCTGCGCGCCGCTGCAGCCTATGGTCGTGAAATCCTCCAGCATACCGAAGCCCTTGAAGCCGCCTATCAAGCTGAACAAACCCGTCGCCAAGCTGAACGTGACGCAGCCAAAGCCGCCAAGCTGGCCGCCATTGAAGCTGATGCTCCCCTCGGCCTTGCCGCCGCTAAGAAGCTCGTGGCTGTGGCCAAGGCTCAAGTCCAAGAGTATTGCAACACCGAAGTGATCCGCGCCTATGTCCGTGGCCAAGACAACTTCATGACCGTCAGCGTTGCTAAGACCACGCGCACCACGTGGTACTGGAGCGGAGCCATGATTGGTGAGGACGCCCTGATCGCCAAGCTGGCCGAAATGTCCAACCGCACTACCGCTGCCTAAACCAACCCGCGCCAAGGAGCCATCCATGAGCCTCACCACCTACACCGTTGAAGTAGACGGCAATGAAATCGACCTCACCATTGAGTACGACGCCGTTTATCAACCCGCCAAGGTTTCCGGCCCTCCTGAGGACTGCTACCCCGATGAGTCCAGCCTCGACATAACTGACGTCACCTTCGACCTCAGCCCTGACGCCACCGTCACCGAGGAGCAAGTGATCGCCTTCATCACCCAGCCTATCATGGAGCAGAAGCTTGAAGAGGCCTGCTGGGAAGACTACATGACCCGTGGCGTGGACGACCGCTACTAAACCGCACCTCGGCCATTCTCGCCCACAAAAACGACCACGAAGTAACCCATTTAGACTAGGAGACGCTCCATGAACGCTGATCAACGCAAGACACTCGCCAAAGTCGCCGCCCAAATCGCCCACCACGCAGCGATGCTGGATGACCTGCGCAGTGAGCTGGAGCAAACCCGCGAAGACGAGCAAGACAAGTTCGACAACATGCCGGAAGGCCTGCAGCAAGGCGAGCGCGGCCAGGCAATTGAAGAGGCCGTCAGCACGCTGGAGGAAGCCATCAGCTCCCTTGAAGAGGCTATCGGCTCCGCTGAAGAAGCCGCGAGCAGCATCGAAAACCTGTAACCTAACAAGATATTTTTGGCGCCCACTAGCTATTTTGAATGATATGAGCTATAATACGTTCATCGGCTTGGACTCCGAAAATGGTAAGGCTTCACATGCACCCTGGCGGATACCATCCGTTAGTCCAACTCCGCAAGGAGAGGGTGCAGGTGAAGCCTTTTGTTTGGGTGAAATGATGAACTACAAGCGTGTCTACGACAAACTGATAGAAACCAGAGGCAGCGTCAAAAAGCCTGTAGGAGTATATACCGAAAGGCATCGTATAGTTCCTGGATGCTTAGGCGGCGAATATGTCGAAGGCAACGCTGTTTATCTGGATGCGAAAGCCCACTACGTTGCTCACCTGTTACTAGCAAAGGCTCTAGGCGGTGAATGTTGGCGAGCCGTGTTCTTTATGAGCGGTGTCCATAAGAAAACAAAGTCTAGAATGTACGAGGCGTCCAAGAAAGGCTCTTCAGCGTATCACTCCGCTGGAGGTAAAATGACTGGTAAATATTGTGTAGAAAACAAGAAAGGTGTGTTCGCTCTTTCTAAAGCTGATCTAGCCAAGAATGGCGGCAAAGGTGGCGCAATAAAAGGCAAAAATGATTTCAAAAATGGCACAGGTCTATTTTCTGAAGGCGCGTGCTCCAGAAACGGTAAAAAGGGCGGACTGGCGCTCAGTAAACAACGATACAAATGTAAGAAATGCGGCATGGTTACAACGGCTGGAGGTCTAAGCCGTCATCAAATTTCTTCCCGTCACGTAGGCAAAATTCGCATAACCAATAACTGAAAGGAAACTATCATGGCTCATGAATTGTATATCGACGCAACAGGTAAGGCTTCTATGGCGTATGTTGGCGCGGCACCATGGCATGGATTGGGCGCTGAGCTAGAGGATGGGGCTGATATCGACACTTGGCGCGTTCAGGCCGGCATGAACTTCAGCATCAACAGTAGCGAAGCCAAGTTCAAGCCCATCGATGCCAAGGCGAAATCCCCCCACCTCATCATCCCCCGTCAGCGCGTGCTGTACCGCAGCGACACTGACGCACCCCTCGCCATTGTCTCCGACAAGTATCAGGTCGTCCAGCCTGAGGAAATCCTGACGTTCTTCAAGGACCTCGCTGACGTCCACGGCTTCAAGCTGGAGACGGCAGGCGTTCTGTTCAACGGTCAGAAGTACTGGGCCCTCGCCAAGACGCCATACGAGACCAAGCTGGGCAAAGACGACGTTATCAAAGCCCACCTCCTGTTGGCTACCGCCTGTGACGGCACCATGAGCACCATTGCTCGGTATGTGAATGTGCGAACAGTTTGCAACAACACCCTTGAGCTTGGGCTGGCTGAAAGTGGCGGATCCGTCAAGGTAAATCACCGCACCAAGTTCAACGAAATCAAGGTGAAGCAAGACCTTGGTTTGCTTGAAGCCGCGTGGGAGGATCAAGTTGGTAAGCTTGAGAAGCTTTCAAAAAGAACCGTGACGTCCCAAGAGGCTGTCGACTACCTTATTCGTATCCTGGGTAACCCAGATAAGACTGTAGAGCAACAGCGCAATGTGGCGTTGCTCGCTAAAGTGCATGCTTTATTCGACGGCGGAGGTCTTGGTGCTACCATGGATTCAAGCAAAGACACCGCATGGGGGCTGTTGAACTCCGTGACTGAATATGTCGATCACTACCGTGGGGTCAAGGTTGATGAGCTGTCCAAAGACCGCCGCATAGAAAGCGCCTTCTTCTATGAAGGCAAGGCGCTCAAGCAGAAGGCATTAGATACAGCGCTTGAGCTGTTTATCTAGCTCCCTAAACAGGCAAAAGTAGGCTATAATAGTGTTATTACATACACTGTTTGGCCTACTCAAATGCTACAATACATTGTCTACATCAGAACCTGCCTTGTATCTAACAAGTCATACGTTGGATATACATCAGAAACTCTTGAAAGTAGATGGGACAAAGGTAAAGGATACGGAAGTATCATGCTGAGTGCGATCAAGAAATATGGGGTGGATTGCTGGGATCACAAAATCCTCTGCTATTGCGACACAGAAGATAATGCCCTGTTTATTGAAGCGATGTTGATTAAGGAGTATAACACTATCGCGCCCCATGGATACAACATACTTCCTCACGGTAGAGCCAACCCTATGAAGACGGAGTTGGGAAGATTACGTTGTTGCGAAGCTCGCAAGGGTCAATATACAGACAAGCAGAAAGCCGCCAACGCGCTGAAGATAGGAGCACCAGCCCCTTGGATGGATGGTGATAACAACCCAATGAAAAATCCTGAGGTGGCTGCGCGTATGGGGGCTGTAAACAAGGGTAGGAAAAGTCCAAGCACAACAGGAGACAAACATCATATGCGTAAAAACAAGGAGCTCGCCAAACAACACGCTGATAAAATCAAAGGGAGAATAACAGTGAATAACGGAGTCTTGTCAAGATGTATCTACCCTGCTGAGGCTGAGAAATTGTTAGCTCTTGGGTGGTTCCGCGGATTGCTAAAGGGAGTCAAGAAATCATGAAACTGTCCATCTCACTTGAGGTGGCTGATCAAGAGGAGGCCAACGAGGTGTTGGCCGCCCTCATTAAGATCGCCAACCTCCCCTACCGCCTGTCCGTATTTGGGGCTGGCCACCCTGTTGACCCTGCGAAGGCCGTCGTCACGCAAACCATAGACCCCAAGTACGTGAAGCACCCGCCGAAGCCAGTGGAATCACACTACTCCCCACACGCGGGAATGGTCGATAAACTGGGCGAGAACGCTGACGAGCAGGAAAACGACGACACTACCCAAACAAGCCCCCACGCATTACCCATCAAACCGTCCTCGGCCTTCTCCTTGGTTGAAGACGATGACGAAATGCCGACCCCTCCACCACACAGGGACAACGTGGAGCCGTCAGGCAACGTGGCCACCAAGCTGTTCGCTTCAACGCGAGCCAAGATCATCGAGGGTCTCTCAGCCATCCCGCCGCATCAGCCCCACAAGGACTATGCGGAGGCGGCCAAGTTGCTGTGGACACGTGGCGAGGTTGGATTCGACGGTAGGTTATACTATCTCTAGCCTCTCTATGACAACCACCACTTTTTGCCACCCATCCTTAACCATGGTAACGAGATAATGAATGAGCCCTCTGTTTTCAGGCCAATGCTGGCGGACGACGCCGACCTTACCAAGTTGCGCTTTCCACTACTGGCGTCCGCCAAACTGGACGGAGTGCGCGCCATAGTCCGCGACGGTGTCGTGTACTCCCGCAGCAATAAGCCGATACCCAGCAAATGGGTGCAAGCAAACCTGAGTCACATTGAACACTTTGACGGTGAGTTGATAGCTGGCGACCCTCGATCAAAGTCGGCGTACCGCGACACCTTGAGTCAGGTGATGAGCTTCGACAAGACGGAAGGTTGCTCGTTTTACGCATTTGACCACATCCAGCGCATGCATGAACCGTACTCCAAGCGCCATCATCGTCTTTCATCCAGCCCAAACGTCGTCGTTCATGAACAACACGTAGTGACTTGCCTCAGCACGCTGATAGCTCTTGAAGAGCAAATGCTGAACGAAGGTTACGAAGGGCTGATACTTCGCGACCCCAACGCGCTGTACAAGCAAGGGCGCAGCACGGCCAAGGAGGGTTACCTCCTCAAGATGAAACGGTTTGTAGACTCTGAGGCGACCGTCATCGGCTTTGAGGAGCGCATGCACAACGCCAACGTCAAGACGGTTGATGAGCTCGGCTATTCAACGCGCTCGTCACATCAAGACAACCTTGTTGGTCGTGGCGACCTAGGAGCGATTCAGGTCGAATGGAATGGCGCGGTGTTCTCCATTGGTACAGGATTTGATGACGCTGAGCGCACCAAAGTGTGGGCCAAACGCGACTCCTACATCGGCAAGTTCGCCAAGTTCAAATACTTCCCGGTAGGAATCAAAGACCTGCCGCGTCATCCTGTGTTCTTGGGTTGGCGTGATCCTATCGACATGTAATGATCTATAACCCTACCTATCGCGAAACACGCTAAAATAACCCTTCCCGCCTAGAGGATACCTCACCATGCAGCTTCGCAAATATCAACAAGAAGCGTCTGATAACTTCTATGACGCACTCAAGTCCGGTTTTAACCCTGTGGTGCAAGCTCCCACTGGATCCGGCAAGTCCCTCATTATCGCAGATATCTGCTCCCGCGTTACCAAACGTGGCGGACGCGTCGTCGTAGCCACCCACGTGCAAGAGCTCGTCGATCAGAACGCCAAGACCTACACGCGCTACACCAACGACACTCCCGGTATAGTCAGCTCCGGACTGAACCAAAACAACTCAGTGCCCAACGTGGTGTTCGCCAACATCCAGTCAATATACAGGCAAGGTGAGCGATTCTCTGACCGAGACTTAATCCTCGTGGACGAGGCCCATTTAGTTCCTCCCGACGGCGAGGGCGTCATGTACAAATCCTTCATTGAGTCCTGCAAAGCTCGTGCTGGAGGTTTCACAGCCACACCATGGAGGTTGGACGGCGGCGCGATATACGGCGACGGTAAGCTCTTTGACCTGCTGTGCTACCAAAAATCCCCCATTGAGCTCGTGGATGAAGGGTGGTTGGCTCCGCTGGTAGGCTTCGAAGCCTCGTGGCAGTTAGACACGAAGGGTATCACCAAAACAGCCGGGGACTTCAGCCAAGGCTCAGTCGCCAAACACATGGAGGAAAAGTGGTTGATTGAAGTGCTGACGCACGCCATCACCAACCTGAAGGGACGCAAGCACGTTCTGGTATTTGCTCCTACTGTGTCAACCGCACAGACGATTCAACGCATTTTAACCACATCAAAACAAACCTGCGGAATTGTTACTGGTGATTGCAAGGATAGAGAGGATCAGCTGACGGCGTGGAAGGCTGGCGAAGTTCGGTTCATGGTAAATGTAGAGGTGCTCGTCGCCGGATTCGATTTCCCAGCACTGGACGCCATCATCGCCCTTCGCCCCACGCAGTCGTCAGGGCTTTGGATACAATCCTTGGGGCGCGGTATGCGCATCGCTGAGGGTAAAACCAATTGCCTAGTGTTGGACTACGTCGGCAACCTGAAACGTCTTGGCGGTGTCGGAGTCATGGAGACATGGCAAAAGCAGACGCCGGACGGCAAGACACAAACCGCAGGGCTCAAGCCTCTTGGTCCAACCAAGGTTAAAATCGCCGCTCGTACTTACGCCCTGACTGACATTGATCCAATGTTGGACTCCAAAGGTGGTCTTCCTGTGCGAGTGATCAGTTGTAAGTACATCGTGCGCCCGTCAAAGACTCCGGGAGTGAAACTACTCATCGCCGTGTTTGATACAGAAACTGAAGACGGCTTCGCGATATCAGCAAATTCGTTCGTGTGTGTGGAGCACAAAGGTGGCGCTAGATGGCACGCAGAGCGTTGGTTCAAAGATAGAGGGTGTAGGGAAATCATCCCAACGAGCGCTGAAGTAGCGAGACAGATTTGTTACAGTTTGCCTGTTCCGCGCACACTCAAGCTTCGCAGGGATGGGCAGTATATGAACGTCATCAAAGAACAATTCTAAGAGGGGCTATCATGCCAGCCACAGCGTTACAACACAAAATCAACGAAAACACCAGACTCAAATACGTCGCGCTAACGAACGCGCTATCTAAGCGCGGTGAAACAAAAGTCAGCGAGCGCGGCGGCATTGAGCGCTGGACTCGAATGTATGCTCCCAAGCGAGACGACGAAGGCGAGTTGAAGCTACTCAATCCGTTCAATCCGTCGTGGTACTACATCTCCAATGACATGACGTGCCCCAAGTTGTATGTGTGGGTCGGTCACACTCATGAAAGCGCAGGTAAGCTGAACACCGGTTCCCGCGAGTATCTGATTGAGGAAGGCCGTCAGTCATGAGCAACATATCATTTGATGAAGCCAAGCAGCATAACGAAGCAATCAAGCATGCATTTGATCACTACAACGATATGGGGTTCAAATGTCTCCCTGTGGAGGCAGGATCCAAAGTGGTGCGAATCAAGGGATGGCAGGAACGATCGTTCACCAAGGATGACTTCAAGGGTCTAGCCAACATCGGAGTTCAACTTGGCTCCGTAAGCAACAACTTAGTCGACATTGACCTCGACAATCCCGTAGCCCGCAAGATAGCAAAGCTATTCCTACCTAAGACGTCATGGCGCTTCGGCCGTATGTACGAAGGAGAAGGTGACAGCGTCATTGCGTCACACTGGTTGTATCACGTTCAGGGTGATGTCAAGAGCTCCGCGGATTGGCGATTGTCGAAGAAGGAAACAGGTGGTGAAGTCGTCAAGGTGATGGAGTATCGCGGTGAGAACAACCAGACAGTGTTCCCGCCGTCCAAACACAAGGCGCAAGTGGAATGGGTAGAACAGGGAGACTCACCAGCCACAGTTGAAGACAAGGAGCTGAAGCAAGCCCTCGGCATTATCATGACGATTATTTGGGTGCAAGCCAACATCGCTCCCGGCGTGTTCCACGACGCAATGCTGCGCGTCATTGGGGGCTTCGTCAAAGCTGGTATTGACATCGAGATCACCAAGCGCGCAGTATCTGCGATTTGTTTCCTGACTGAGCAGGAAAGCGAGGACGACCGTCTTAGAGAAGTTGATGACAGTTACAAGAAGGTCGCTGACGGTAAGGTCATTGTTGGTTTCTCATCCCTTGAGGCGTTTGGTTGGGAAGTAGACCGCGTCAAGAAGTGGTTGCCTTCTAAGTTCAGTGAGAGTGGTAAGGTCGCCAAGGACGGCAAGCCCAAGATCAACATCAGCCGAGTGTGTATGGAGGATGCTGTTCAAGAGTGCGTGAAGATCATAGATGCCGTCAAGGACGCCGAAAAGCGAATGTTCAGTTACGGAGGTCGCGGCGTTGTCGTAGTCAAGCGCGATGGAAATAGATACAACGACGTTCAAGTAATTGCCCCGAATAACGACGCTTTCGCTCACCATCTTGAACACTACATACAGTTCGTGCGCAGCGACGCCAAGGAGCACGTGGATGTGCTAGTGGAGGCTGAGCCAAGGTTGGTCAGGCGCATGATGGATCCATCTATTAATTGGGGTATGCCGCAGTTGGAGGGAGTGGTGATGTATCCTATCCTACTCACGACCGGCAAGATGCTCACCGCCGAAGGTTTCTGTCGTGAAAGCGGATTGTTCATTGGGGACAATCTAGGTATTACAGAGAAAGAAGTCAATGAGATGTCGTTGGAGGATGCCAAGGCATGTATCGTAGATGTGTATGAGGATTTTCCATTTCATCATCAAGACGTCGGTATATCCCTCAGCGTCACAGCATTGCTCAGCGCTGTGGCCAGAAAGTCTATCCGCATATCTCCGATGTTCATCGCCACTTCGCCGTACCCGCAAGACGGTAAGACGGAATGGTCATTCATCCCTCAGTTGGTGTTAACCAAGACCACGACCAACTACGCGTTCGGTAAACAAGACGAGGAGCAACAGAAACAGCTGGTGTCGTATTTCATGAATGACCCATCCATCTTGTTGTTCGACAATCAAAACGGAAAGTTTCATTCACAGGCGCTGACCGAGCTTCTGACGTCTGGATCGTTTATCGGTCGGCTGTTGGGCACCAATGATCAAGTCAGCTATCGACCAAAGACGCTCGTAATTGCCAACGGTATAAATGTGGCGCCGTCTTCTGAAATATCCACACGGTCTATCATTGTTGAGTTCAACCGCAGAACAAACATGAACTTCAAGTATCCGAAACTGAGGGAGCATGTTATCAACAAGCAGCGCGACTTACTCAAGTCATCTTTGAAGTTGCTGATGAATGGTTTGACATCCAAGGTTGAATTCGAGAGTGGGCCATCGCGGTTCCTTGAGTGGGACAATTTCGTACGCAAGGCGGTGGTTGCCGCAGGGTTCGTTGATCCAATGAGAGCGGACTTGAAGACCCGAGTGTTGGACGACGACGCAGAGGCTCGTGAGGGAGTGCTCGAATGGTTGTTCAAGCATTTCCCACCGGGATCAAAGTTCCGTTCAGCCGACGTGTTTGATCGTATCGGTTTAGACGGAAACCTAGAAAACATTTTCAAGGCCATCGCTAGGAGAAACACATTCTCCACCATTGTCGTTGGTACAGCGATGAATACCCTTAGAGGTGCGGAATACAAGGGACATAGGATGTCTTGGACGACTGGTGGTAAGGGTATGATGATGGGGCGCTGGAAGCTGATTGATGACCATCAGGATTAATGATGACTCCCATTCCCATTAAAAAATTCAATTAGCTTTTGCTCACTGAATCCACTATACTTGTCTCATAGCTTGGATAACCCATAACCGCAATCAGAAGGAGTTACACTATGAAGAAAGTTCCGCTTACTTACCCGCTGCCCGCCGTCCAATGGTTGCGTTCAAACAACGGTTGGTGGTACTCCGTTGAATGGACCAAGGACGCCAAGGAAATCGCAATAATGGATCATTTCAAATACGTCTCATCCGAAGTCTCAGTCTAATCATCACTCAATAGGATACCTATCATGACAACCGAACTCGCCCCGTTTGATCCCTCCCTGATTGACGCCCTCGGCAAACTCAAGGCGCAAATCGCCGATCTTCAGAAGCAAGAAGAAGTCCTCAAACGCGCCATCATCGAGTCCGGCGTGACCGCTGAGGAAGGTGAGCTGTTCCGCGTCACCGTCACCAACGCCGTCCGTGAGACCCTCGACATGGAAGCCGTGCGCGAGAAGCTGTCTCCGCAATTCATCCGCGCTCATACCAAAGAAACCTTCTACACGACCGTTCGCGTGACGGCCAGAAAGAGTGACTCCAAATGAAAAAGACCCCGTGGTACTTTGCCACCCAACAGCCTACCCGCAAGGGTTGGTATGAGGTATTTGGGTGCCTTGCCGGATGCACTCATCACTACTGGAATGGTAAGGAATGGGGCAAGCCGGAGTTCTCATATCCATTCCAACCAATTCCGTGGCGCGGCCTGACAAAAGAAGCCAAGTGACATGAAGTGCGTGACATACAAAGGTGTTTCGTTCTTGATCCCGCCTCCGGGAGAAAAGAATTCATCCAGCGAGGTCGGCATGTCGTATTGGTGGACGTCACCAAAGTCCGCGCTGACGTATGTTGAACAAATTTGGTACGTGAATCAGTTCGTCAAAGCTGACCCGCTGAATATACTTGAGGTGTTCGCAGGTATGGGTGTTAGCACTGCGCCGTTGCGATCACGTAATATCAACACCCACGTCGGTATCGACCATGATAAGGAGAGTCTTGATGCGTTCTCTTGCGTTCATGAAGACGCGGCGTCGATTGTTGGCGACTCATACAAGGTCGCTCCTGAGTTGCTGAAGAAGTATGCGTACGACTACGTGCTCGCTGAGTACAACG